ATGAATGATCAACATAATATAAACAATAATCAAAATACATATAGAAATGGTCAATCAGGTGATACTTATAGTAACAATACTTATTCTGCTGCACCTAATACGCGCGTATTATCCGATGATGAGCGACGAGAATTTGATGGTGTAACTATTGAAGAAGTAGGCGATTCCGTTCATGTAGATTCAACGCCAACCAATATAAATGAAGAGCAACAATATTACAATGAACATAATCAATACGAACCGAAAGTTAAGGTGTATAGCTTTAGTAGTACAAGCTGGCTTAGTCGAATTATATTGTTCATTGTTTTAGCGATTATTTTGGCTGCCGTTGTATTCTTTGGCAGTATCATTCTCACCGTCGCATCTGTTGTTATTTTAGTGGGTGCCATTATTTCTATTATATTTAGTCTCTTTTAATGGTATAATACATATATTATAAAATAAAGCTATAGAATACATTGATAAATAGGGCTTTATAGATTTTCGTCATATAATCGTCAAAAATAATTAACCAAAAATATTTGCCACGTTATCCGCAGCATTTTTTCTCATTTCATCTGAAAAATGGATATATGTTTTAATAACCGTATTTATATTATCTCCAAGTAAACTAGCAACAGTCTGTATGTCTACATTATTGCCTAATAATGTAGTGGCGTATGTATGTCTAAACATATGAATTGATTTTCCGGGAAGAAACCGTTGAATCAGTTCATTTAATTGACTGCTTCGACTAGTGCGAAACGGAAATAATCTATCCGATCCGTTACATTGATGCTGTTTTAATAAATTAGAAAGTATCGGCGGAATAGGAATTATACGAATACTATTTTTACTTTTTGGTAATTTAAAGTCATATTTATTACGTTCACATTGTGCCCATTGCTTAGAAATTGATATAGTATTATTGTCAAAGTCTATATCAGACCATTGTAATGCTATAATCTCACCATACCTCGCGCCTGTATATCTTGCTATATTACATAACAAATAATACGTTGGGTGACTATGTTCAATATTATGTAAAAGCATGTCCATATCTTCTATTGGAATTGTTGTGATTGATCGTGTATTTTGTTTACGATATCTCTTAATGGCGGCACATGGATTATTGCGAATTAACCGATATGGATTGATAGCATAATTAAAAACGGCACGTAATAATACAATACACAAATTTTTACTTGCCGCTGATTTTGACAAATTAGAAATCAATGTAAAAATATCGGAATGGGTAATATCACACATTCTTCTGTCATGTAAGGGCTCACAATATTTCTCCATGATATTATTGTAGATCAGTACTGAATTGGCGGATATATTAATCTTTTCCCGAATGTAAATCTGATAAAACTGAATAAGTGTTATATCTTTTAGACTGTCATCAAGTGGATTGGTGACAGTCTTTTTTAATTCCTCAATAATTTTTTGCCCATAAAGTTTTGCTTCTCTTTGAGTAGCAAAACCCTGTTTGGATTTTTGCCTCCATTTTATACCGTCTTTATAGCTGACAATTATTTGGTAATTGCCATCTTTTTTGCGAACCGTCATATTGCATTGCATAGTTACACGTCCTTGCTATTAACCACGTGATAAAATATTTCTTCATCAATGTCATCATTACTCAAGTCCCGATCATGAGCAATGTGTTCGATAACATTAACATGGCTAACTGAATTAAAATCATTATGTTTAATATGACTCAATTCATGTAATACGCCAAGCTTTTGTTCTTCTAATGACTTATTAAGATTAACCAAAATGGTATGGCTACCATCTTCATTTAAATGTAATACTGCTGTTTGGGTCTTTCTTAATTGAGTAAATACTAAATTAATGCACATAACAACACTCTCCATTTATGTGAAATTAATCACTTATTTTGATTTTCCTTTTATCAATGTAATTTAAAATTATATATCTAATCGCCATATTATTATCATGTACTTCATTAAGATACATAATAAAGATTAAATCTAATGAAATTTTGTCAACTATAATTTTATCTTTTATGAACGATTTCTCATTCATCGTAAGAATGGGGGAGTTTTTAGAAATATCGTATAAATAATTTTTGAAGTCGTGAATAGACGTAAAATAAGCTGTTGGCGACATAACTCCGGATCCGTTAAAAAGTTCTTGGGTATAGATATTTAAAAACTCATTAAGATTGGCCAATCCATAAAAATCGTATAATCCTAATTTTATTTTTTCGTTTAATAAGATTATTTCATTAAGACTATTAGATGAATGTAATTTATCTAGTAATGTTGGTTTGTTATCTTTCTTATTCTTTAAATAAGCAAATAGTATTAAGATAACTAGACATAAAAGAATGAAAAGGAATTCTAACATGGTTTATTTTCCCTCCCGTTTCTTTAACCCCTCGATTAAATTAACAACAAAATCAATATCATCTTTTGACATGTCTTCAGCTGCATCAAACAACAATCGCATATTTGGATTATCCTTTAATTTATTGGCGTATTCCGCTACTTCAGGATCTATGTAATACGAATCATTTACATCTGACTTATCTTCAATTAAATCTGATTTTTCAACACCAAAGTAATGAGCCAACTGTTCAATTTTGTTCATTCTAGGCATCTTAGTTCCGTTAACCCATGTTGAAACAGTTGATTTATTTAACTTCAAATCAGCTACTAAATCTGCTTGTGTCTTTTTGTTTGCTGCTAATAAATTGCTAAGGTTTTGAGCAAACACTCTCTTGTAATTAGAATCCATAATAAGCTCCTATTCTCCTCTCCTGCGTACCTATATATTAATACTTAAAGTAGTAAAATACAATACTATTTTATAAAAAAGTTTACTTTTAGTATTGACATTCTACTTTTAGTAAACTATACTAATAATCAAAGGAAGGAGGGATAAATTGAAGCGATTGAAAATTTCTTTAAAAGCGGCGAGAGTCAACGCAAATCTCTCGCAAGAAGAAGTAGCAAGGAAAATGAAGAAATCCAAAATGACAATCAATAACTGGGAGAATGGAAAAACAGAAATTGATTATGGGAATTTGAATGAATTGTGTCGATTATATTCTGTTACCATGGATGATATTCTTTTGCCTTATTAGTCTACTTTAAGTAGAAAAAAGGAGATAAAACATGCTAGTACAAAATCAAAAAGACCTATTAGTAGCCAACAATGTCTATGGAAACACATCAACTGTATTTGGTTGGGCTGGTCGCAATGCTAAGTATGCCGAGTACTGGCGAAAGATCATTAAAGATTATTTCGCAAAGCGGCATACAAGCAAATTATTTAGAAAATCTATCCACGGCAAAATTAGAGAATGTCGTGAAGCAGATAGAATGGCAAAAATGGAGGCACATTATGCAAGATATTAAAAAACGTTTAAAAAAGTACATATTGTACATTATTGAATCAAGATCTACACCACAGATACTTCCAGAGCTAATTAGACAGTATGAAGTACTAGATGAAAAATATCCGGATTTAAAAGAAGTGAATGCTCCAGTTGAAGAAGCGCCATTCGACTTTGAAGATGCTCTTTTACCACATGTTAAAGCAATTACACAAGCATTAAAAAAACAAATGACGTTAACTGGCTCTAGTTTTGATTTAGCCATCTATAGTTCTTGTACAGTTCTTAATGAAATAGATAATAGCAGTACTCCAGTCAAAGGTGCACGTGTTATTTATGTGGATGAAGAATAGCAATGTGCCCACTTGTTTATACGATAAAAGATGTTGCAGAATTACTCCAATGTAGTGAAAGCAGCGTCAACAATCTTAGGGAACGTGGCATCCTACGTGAAGTAAAAGGACTTCCGGGCGTCCGCTTTAATAAAAAAGAAGTTGAAGCCCTTGTAGGGATTGTAGATGAATACAGTCCGCTACAATACAGGAAATTAGAAAAGGAGCGTGATGAACTACTAAAAGAAAATGAAAAGTTAAAAATGAGTATAAGAAAAATAACCAGTGATTTACTGGTTATGGTAGGAGGGGAGTTGAAGTTGTGATTACTGCTTTAAAATGGGCGGCTTTCATATGGATTATTGGGTCCATGGGAAGCTTAGAAATCGATAGAATTGGGTTTGTTCAATTCTTATTGCAAATCATTACAGGCGGACTTGTTTGGGTGTGTGCCGATGTATATGAAAAAGAAAACGCCCGCTAACCGGCAAGCTAAACGGGCGCAGGCAAATTATACCTAAGTTAATTATACCACGGAGGACAAATGAAGCGCATTGAAATCTTAATAGATGAAGCTAATCCAGATAAAAAGATAGGTATTAGCTATAACAAAGACAGTTTTGAAAATAATGAAGAAGTATTAGCAGTACTTCTTGGTGCAACAATTGGATTTGTTAAAGAAAATATATCAGACGATAAAAAAGTCTTATATCTTCAAGTTTGCATCGGAACAATGCAAACGTATCAAAAACAAATTATTTTTGATGAACGTTATAAAGATATGGATAGCAAAGATCCTTTTTATGACATTATTCAAATTTTAAAAAGTAAGGAGAAAACAAATGAATGAAAAACAACAAGTCTTAAATCTAACTAATATTTGTGATGGAAAGCTAGAAGCTGAATTTGAGGAAATGTACAAAGATGCATTACGAAAAATCTCAAAAGGTCAGAAAGCTAAAATTACCATTAACATTGAAATGCTGCGAGTTCCAGATACTGATACTATCGTAGAACTTGGTTACAATATTAAATCAACATTACCAGCTATATCACGTCGTGCTATTGGTTCTTATGCGGATGACTTCACCGTTAAAGTCGATGTCAACGAAAAACCAGAATTGGAAGTCCTAACATTTAATAATTCAACTACAGAAAAGAGAGGTTAACACAATGGAAGAAAAATTTAACTTAAATGTACAAACAGAAAATGGTGAAGTTATTATTCGTCGTGGTGAAGCCAATGACGTATTTCAATATCACGGATTTAGATATGAAATTAGTAGTGCTGAATCATTTGTTAAAGGTGTAAAAGCTAAAGGAGACCCTAAAACATCTGTTATTACATATTCAGATAGAAAAGTTGTGGCCGTAACAGACTGCACCGTAACAGATCGTACACAAGACAAAATTGTATATGAATTTCAAAAAAGCGAACAGTTTAAAGAATGGTACTCCATCTTTGATCTAAGTTTAACGCAAAAAGAAATGCTTGATTTACTCCGAATTCATGAACATGAAATCGAAGATTACGAAAAGCTTTTAATTGCTGTTAGAAACTTCAAATACGTAACACAAACGGAAGGCGATTTTACTAGAACTGATGATGATAACTATGTTATGAGCATCAAAGTAAAAGAAGCTGAAGGTACTTTAAAGATGCCTCGCTTTATCTTTGTAAGCATGGTCATTCTTAATGAAAGCCAATTTACTCAAAAAGTTGAAGTGCAATTAGACATCATTAAGCCTAAAGACGAAGGGGATAAATTATCATTCAAGTTATCTTGTCCAATCATGAATCGTTATATTAAAGAAGCTATCAAATCTGAAACCGATTCAATTAAATCTGAATTAACCAATTACTTGTTATTGGCTGGTACTCAAGAATAAGGAGCAAATACATGAAGGAATCTATAAAAATAAACTCATTCGAACTGGAAAATGTAAAGCGTGTTAAAGCCGTTTCTTATGAACCATCACCTAATGGGTTAACCATTATTGGTGGAAAGAACGGACAAGGGAAAACATCTATCCTTGATGCCATTGCTTGGACACTAGGCGGTGCGAAATTTGAACCATCTAGTGCAGTACGTGATGGAAGCTACAATCCACCTAAATTAGAAGTTAAGTTATCTAATGGACTAGTTGTTACACGTAGTGGTAATAGTAGTACATTAAAAGTCGTAGATCCAGAAGGTAAAAAATCTGGTCAACGTATTTTAGATGGTTTTATTGGGCAACTAGCCTTAGACCTTCCTAAGTTCATGGAAATGAGTGATAAGGAAAAGGCAAATGAACTTTTGAAATTATTGGGCGTAGAAGACGAATTAAATAAACTCGAAGGTAAACACCAAGAGGTGTACGCAAAACGTCATTCTATTGGTCAAATTGCAAATCAAAAAGATAAGTACGCTAAAGAGTTAGTTGGCTATGATGATGTACCACTTGAACCAATTAGCGCATCAGAACTTATCCAACAACAACAAGCCATCTTATTGAAAAATGCAGAGAACCAAAAGAAACGTAACAACGTTTCAGCTATTCAAGCTCAAATGGTTACTGTAAATAACTTGGTTGATGAAGCGCAAAAGAAACTGGAAGAACTTCAAGCTAAGCAAGCTCAATTAGCTGAAGATTATGATATTGCAACAACGGCAGCTAAAGACCTTGAAGATGAATCTACGGCTGAACTCGAGGATCAAATCAAAAATGTAGATGCCATTAATCAAAAGGTACGTGCTAATCAAGAACGTGCAAGAGCATTGCAGGAGGCCGCGGATTATAAAGCAGATTATGATAACTTGACTGGTGAACTTGAAACCATCAGGGAAGATAAAAATAAACTGCTTGAATCTGTACAAATGCCATTATCAGGTTTATCCATTCAAGATGGCGTTCTTATCTACAATGATCGTCAATGGGACTGCATGAGCGGTGCTGAGCAGCTCAAAGTGGCTACGGCCATTGTTAGAGCTTTAAATCCTAAGTGTGGATTTGTGCTCATGGATAAACTCGAACAAATGGATGTAGACACTATGAAAGAATTTGGGGCTTGGCTTGAATCGGAAGGTCTACAGGTCATTGCTACTCGTGTTACTAATAACCAAGATGAATGTTCCATCATTATTGAAGATGGACACATTAAAGGTGAAGAGTACAGTAATGTGGCAGCACCAGTTAATGAAACTAAACCTGAAAATGAATGGGGTGATTTTTAATGAATATTACAACAGGTAAACGAAAACGTGCGCAAAAGGTGGTCGTGTATGGCACTGAGGGGATTGGTAAAACAACATTTGCCAGTCACTTTCCATCACCTGTGTTTATTGATACAGAGGGCAGCACAGACCATTTAGATGTGGATCGTACAGATAAGCCTACATCATGGCAAATGCTTATTTCCTTTGTTAAGGAATTTGCAACAATGCCGGGTTTCTACCGGACTTTAGTCATTGACACTATAGACTGGGCGGAACAGTTATGTGTTGAGTATATCTGTGCTAAACATAATAAATCTGGGATTGAAGACTTTGGGTATGGTAACGGATATGTATTTGTCCGTGAGGAAATGGGCCGTTTCTTAAACCTACTTGATGAAGTTATCAACGCAGGTATGAACGTAGTACTTACTGCTCATGCTCAAATTCGTAAGTTTGAACAGCCAGATGAACTCGGAGCCTATGATCGCTTTGAATTGAAACTTGGCAAAAAGACGGGGAGTCAAACATCTCCACTTATTAAAGAATGGGCGGACATGGTACTCTTTGCCAATTATAAAAATGAAATCATCACAACTCAAACCAACAAAAAGAAAGCAACTAATGGTAAGCGTTTAATGTACGCTACTCACAACCCAGCATGGGATGCTAAAAATCGTCATGGATTACCAGATATGATGCCATTTGAATATAGTCAAATCGCTCATGTTATTCCAGATGATGTACTACCAACTGCTGCAGCACAAGAATTAGCACAAGCCGCTAATAATGAATATGCTCCAGAAGTAATGAATGCTACCAAAGAACAAATTGGGGAAGTTACTACAACACAACCTGTAAGACCACCACAGGAAGCTGTTGATACCAACAAAAACGAAACACCATTAGTTGAAACAGCTATTCCTAAACCATTAAAAGACTTAATGGTTAAGGATGGAATTAAATTAGAACAAATTCAATCTGTAGTTATCGCTCGTGGTAAGTATCCAGCTGGTACACCATTTGAAAATTATGATCCAGAATTCGTTAATGGATGGATTATCCCATTCTGGCCAAATATTGTTGAAGCAATTAAGAAAGGAAATTAATTATTATGACAACACAAAGCAATTTTGAAACATTCGGTAAAGCAGAAGAAGTATATTCATTTGACCAACCTATTTTAGCGGAAGAACGTGAATATACGTTACTTGAAGCTGGTACGTATCCATTTGTAATCACAGATGTAGCAAAAAAATTCTATGAACCTAAAGAAGGTAGCAAATTACCATCTTGTCCACAGGCTCAAATTACCCTCGAAGTAGATGGTGGTGATCAAGGTAAAACAAAATTGATTCACAACCTTTTCTATACGAAATCTACAATCTGGAAAGTTACAGAACTATTTATGGCTGTAGGACTTGCAAAAAAAGGTGAAAACTATAATCCTGACCCTGACCAATTAATGGGTAAATCTGCTATGTGTGAGCTAACACAGCAAGGCTATGTGAAAAATGACGGTAATAATGGTACTCGTAACGAAATTAAAAAATGCTTTGCAAACCCTAATGCTCAAGCAAATGGATATGGTGCATTCTAATGGAACTTAGACCGTATCAACAACAAGCTGTAGATTCGATATGGCATGAATGGGAAACGGTTAATAAGACATTATTGGTTCTTCCGACTGGTACAGGTAAAACAATCTGTTTTGCCAAAGTTGCTGAGGAAGCGGTTCGCAGGGGTAAGCGTGTTCTTATCCTTGCGCATCGTGAAGAACTATTGCAACAAGCCTCTGACAAAATTATGAGTGCGTCAGGGCTTACGACTGCGATGGAAAAGGCTGAGCAATCATGCATAGGTAAATGGGACCGCATCATAGTTGGTTCTGTTCAAACGTTATGTAAAGACAAGCGATTGTCCATGTTCAGTAAAACGTACTTTGATGTCATTATCATTGACGAAGCACATCATGCTGTATCTAGTAGCTATCAAGCTATTTTAAATTATTTTGACCAAGCAAAAGTATTGGGTGTTACGGCTACACCAGATCGCTCGGACATGAAGAATTTAGGGCGTGTATTTGAAAGTTTAGCATTTGAGTACACGTTACCTAAAGCCATTCAAGAGGGTTTCTTATCTAAGATTAAGGTACAAACATTACCACTTACATTAGATATCTCATCGGTTAAGATTTCAACTGGTGATTTTGCCGTAGGTGATATTGGTAGGGTATTAGAGCCTTACTTAGAGGAAATAGCCAATAAATTAATGGAATACAGAAATAGAAAAATCGTTGTGTTCTTACCTTTAATTGCTACCAGTCAACGATTCTGTGAAATTCTTAATGAGCGAGGATTTAAAGCAGCAGAAGTAAATGGCAAAAGCCAAGACCGTACAGAAATTACACAAGCATTTGCTGAAGGTAAATATAATGTACTTTGTAATTCAATGTTGCTCACGGAAGGATGGGACTGTCCAAGCGTTGATTGTGTTATTGTGTTACGCCCTACTCGTTCTCGTGCTTTGTATTGTCAGATGATCGGACGTGGTACACGTCTTTCACCGGGTAAAGATCATCTATTAATTTTAGATTTTCTATGGCATGTAGAACGTCACGAATTATGTAGACCTGCTCATTTAATCGCTAAATCAGATGATGTGGCCAAGCGCATGACGGAAATTCTTGAAGAAAAAGGAATGGACATTGAAGAATGTGAAAAGGATGCAGAATCTGATGTATTAGCTCAACGTGAAGAGGCTCTTGCAAAAGAACTCGCTGCTATGCGTAAGAAAAAAGCACAACTTGTTGATCCATTGCAATTTGAATTTTCTATTCAAGCGGAAGACCTTACTCATTACACACCAGCCTTTGGTTGGCAAATGAGCGCCATTACTGATAGTCAAAAGAAAACTCTTGAGCAATTTGGCATTAATGGTGACAACATTGAAGATGCTGGCAAAGCATCTATGCTCATTGATAGATTGCAAAAACGTCGTGAAGAAGGCTTGTCTACCCCTAAACAAATTAGATTCCTTGAAAACAAAGGGTTTAAAAATGTAGGAACATGGACCAATAACCAAGCATCTAAGATGATTAGTCGTATTAGTGCTAGTGGTTGGCGCATTCCTAAAGGTGTAGTGCCTGCTACATACAAGCCACCTGTAGAAGAATTCGTTCCTCAATGGTAAGGAGTAAACATGGAAAGCAAAATTGATTTACGAGAACTACTCGAATATATAGACCCTGCCCAATGCTCCTATGAGGAATGGTTAAACGTAGGACTTGCTCTCCATCAAGAGGGCTATCCTATGTTTATATGGGAAGAATGGTCTGCAGATGATGGAGAACGATTCCATGAAGGTGAATGTGCTGCTAAATGGGAATCATTTGGTCGGTATACTGGAAAACTTGTTACTGGTGCCACGATCACGCAAAAGGCAAAAGAAAATGGATGGACATCAAAACGTAAGCTTGAAAATAATGAGGCATTAAGTTTTGACTCCATGGTATTGGCCACAACTCCGGAACAATATCAAGTCGTTGATAAGAACTGGATTGAAGAATCAGATGTTACAATTCCGAAATCCTATCCTTTAGAACAACGTAAACGAGATATACTTACCTATTTGACCACGTTATTTGAGCCAGAGGAGTACGTTGGATATGTAGTCAATACATTTGCCTTACCGGACGGTAAACAGTCCCCTACGATGGGAAATTATAGCCGTACGGTGCAACAAATCATAGATGGTATTAATGGCACAACACAATTAGAAAATGTGTTTGGCAGCTTTAACAAAGAAATGGGCGCATGGATTCGCTTTAATCCAATTGATGGTAAAGGTGTTAAGAATGATAATGTAACCGCATTTCGGTATATGTTACTAGAGTCTGACAATATGTCACTAGGAAAACAAAAAGCTATTCTTGAACAATTAGAATTACCAATTGCAGCCATGGTATTTAGCGGCGGTAAATCAATTCATGCAATCGTTAAAGTTGATGCTTACTCCTATGAGGAATACAGAAAACGTGTTGACTTTATATATTCCATTGCTCAAAAGAATGGCTTTAAACCGGATAAAAAGAATCGTAATCCTAGTCGATTATCTCGAATGCCGGGCGTTATGCGTGATGGTAAACCACAATTTCTTATGGCAACTAACATTGGTAAAGAAAATTATAAGGAATGGGAGGAATGGATCGCATCCGTTAATGATGATTTACCGGAACCAGAAGAACTTGACGCATTATGGGATAACATGCCAGACCTTGCACCTCCATTGATTGAAGGGATTCTTCGTGAAGGACATAAGATGCTCATTGCTGGTCCATCTAAGGCGGGTAAATCATTTGCGCTAATTCAATTATGCATTTCCATTGCCGAAGGTAAGCCGTGGTTTGGATTTGACTGCACACAAGGTAAGGTTCTATACGTCAATTTGGAACTTGATAGGGCATCTTGTTTGCATCGGTTTAAGGATGTATACGAGGCCCTTGAACAGTCACCAACAAACATTGGAAACATATCCATATGGAATTTACGTGGTAAGTCCTTACCAATGGACCAATTGGCTCCTAAGTTAATTCGTAGGGCCCAAAAGCGTAATTACAAAGCTATCATTATTGACCCTATCTATAAGGTTATTACAGGTGACGAAAATAGTGCTGATCAAATGGCTAATTTCTGTAATCAATTTGATAAAGTTTGTACTGAACTTAAATGTGCCGTTATTTATTGTCATCACCATTCAAAGGGGAGCCAAACTGGTAAGCGGTCTATGGACCGTGCGTCAGGCTCTGGTGTATTTGCTCGTGATCCAGATGCATTACTTGACTTACTAGAGCTTGAACTCGAGAACATGAACGAGGATAAACTCCAAGATGCTCCTATTGATACTAGCCAATGTACTGCATGGCGAATGGAAGGAACACTCCGAGAATATCCGAAGTTTAAACCGGTAGATTTATGGTTTGAGTACCCGATTCACAAAGTGGATACCAACGGGTTCCTTGCAATGGCTCAATTTGATAGCCCGCAGTCTAAAGGATTAGACAAGATGAATAAACGCAAGCAGGCCATTAAAGAAAAGAAAAAAGAGCAATTGGTAGATGCTTTTAATATTGCCGCTGCTGAAAATGGATTTAATGGCAGAGCAGATATTAAACGAGTAGCCGAAATTATGGAAGTTAGTGAAATGACCGTTCGTCGATATTTAAGAGAAACACCAATTTTTAATATCGATAAAGGCGAGTTATTTAAAGTTGATGATTGTTAACATATTTACATTTACAATAGGTTAACAATAGTAACAACACACCTTATATATATATATAGGTATGTTTGTTATTGTTTGTGTCCCAATGTAAGGTGGATTCAAGCTAAGGGGGTAAGGAAAAGGATTTCTAAAATCATCCTTTTCTTACCTCTTCCCCTTAGGTTGAACCCTACATTACAAAAGGGCTTTGAAAATTGTATTGGTTATTATCAATTAAATTCTCAATAAAGGAGGATTGGTTATTGATTATTGAATTTTTCATTCCTCTTAAAAAGGTCCCTACTGTTACACATCAAACTAAGCAGGTAAATACACAACATGGTAAGCCTATCTTTTATGAACCAGATAAGTTAAAACATGCTAAACAAATATTCTTAGCTGGTTTAGCTGATCATGTTCCTAGTGAACCTTTAGAGGGACCGATTCGATTGGTTACCAAGTGGTGTTTCGGTAAAACAAATTGTAAAGCGCCACATTGGAAAACCACTCGGCCAGATACAGACAATCTTATTAAATTATTTAAGGACTGTATGACCAAGTTGAATTACTGGAATGATGATGCTCAAGTCTGTAGTGAAATTACAGAAAAGTATTGGAATCCAGTAACAGGAATTTGGGTACATATTGAAACGTTGAAAGGTTGATGCTATGAAGAAAAAATTAGTCTATGTCGCCCATCCTTATGGTGGCAAAGAAAGCAATCGTAAAAAGATTGATGTGATCATGGGGGATTTGGTTTTAAATGATACCAGCCATGACTATGTTTCTCCAATTCATAATTATGGGTTCATGTATCTTACTGGCGATGAGTACCAGCGAGGGCTTGATATTTGCTTAGGCTTATTGAGTCAGTGCGATGTACTAGTGCTTTGCGACGGCTGGGAAATGAGCAGAGGTTGTCAAGGAGAGTGCGGTCATGCTGTAAAAATAGGAATACCAGTATTTACAATAAACGAATGGAAAAAACAATTAATGGGGAGTAAATAAATGTATACGGTAGTATTAATAGAATGCAATGGTAGTGATAATGTAGGACGCTATGGCTCGTATAAAACAATAAACGAGGCACGCAAGGCGAGAAATGAATTTGAAAAAGAGCAAAGAAAATTCATGCAAGGCCTAAGCGACGAACAATTTTCTAAATTTATTGAAGAAATGCCAGTTATTGTAAAGAATTATTCTCACATTATGAGCGTTTCATATATTTTGCAAAATTGCTGTGGGTAAACGAATGTTAAATCGCCAGCAAATCATAGTGTAATCATGATGATTAATGCTCTTAAAACAGAAATTATATTTGAATATCAAAAGGATGAACCAATATGAATAGCTTTGGACAAGATTTTAACAATTATTCATTTGATGAATGTGAAACTGTTATTAAAAAAAATAATCGCAAAGGATTTTGAAGAAAAACGACGTGAAGCAATCGCAAAATTATTTAAAATGCCTTTAGGCAGCGAAGATGTTATTCCTAAAATTTGTATCCATAAAAGGAACATAAGATTTTCCTATAAAACAAAAGTGGCAATCATTGAATATCAGGAACCATTATGTTTGACTGTTGAACGTGGATTATCTGATTCAATGTCATTGGCTAGATTTGTTAGCGATGTAACAAAAGAAATTGGCCGTTTATATGAAAAAGCAATATGTGACATAAGAAAGAGGCAGATAAATGTATAGACTTATACGTCAAAACGAAAGAATAAGACTACAACAAAGAATTGATCTATGTGGTGCCATTATTGGATTAATGGCTATGGGTATTTTACTATTGCTTGGTTTTTTAGTGATGTTGGTATATTTGATTAAATAATGTATGGGCGGTGAAATGTCCGCCCTATCATAAGAGGTGAGTATGAGTGCTTTTTACAGAAAGACGAGGAATTATATACTTTCCGCTTATAGTCTTAAAAGTTTAAATGAGATAAGTAAAAAAGTATATGATGCTTACTGTGTGGGGGAACTCACAGATAAAGAGTATTTGAAACTTTTAAAACTTATGGACTATATTGTTGAAAAGGGAATTAAGTGTATAAAGATAGGGTTATAAGAAATGGAAATGACACATTATCAAAGTTTTTTGTTTTCATTGATTGTGGTGTTGCAAATATTATTAACTACGTATAGTTTCACTAAAGAAGATTTTGGAATATTCGCAACAGGAATTACAACATTGTGCTTACTGGTATTGTTTGTTTCAACATTGGGGTGTTAATATGACAAACTATAGTGGTTGCGTTGAACACTCCGACTTTTACATAGCACCTCAAAGCTATCAAGATGCATTTGAGTTTTTATGCCAGCTTGCATTTGAGAGCGAAGAAACTGTGTTCTATATAGGTAAAGCCATTGAGTATGATAAAAGCTATGGCTTTGATGAAGATGATAACTTTTACCTAGAAGATGAAGTGATGTTTGTTTGGAATGAGGATAAAGGAGAGTGGGTGAGTAATTGACTAACTATAAAAATGTTACAAATTGTAGTAGGTATGCAATAAAAATAGATGGGTGTAAGTGCATACCTAATATAGTAGCCTATGGAATGCAATGTACATTTTGCTATAAATATAAAGAGAAACTTGTTAGATTTAAGTGGATTTTATGGGACGTTGAAAATCCAACAAATGAAGAATTAGAGAATGTGACATGGCATGCGAAAAGTTTGTTTAACAATAAGGAAATGGAAAAGAATATGATCACAGATGAACAAGGGAGAGAATGGTTACTTCAAAAGTTTTATGATGATGGGTGGCTATATTATTATAAAGCAGGTAATGGATGTATGTACCTATCCAAAGAAAAGCCTGCTTTTCGTATAGGGAGTAATGAAATAGACCCAAACAGTGGTGGAACGACAAAGTGTACTGATGCTTTTGTAGGGTTAATTCCTGAAATGCAACTTAATGAAGTGCTAGATATTACAAAAGAATTAGGCATTATTGATTGGTTTAAAGTGCCAATTAATACACCTATATTGGTAAGAGATTCAGAATGGGATGCATGGAAAATAGCTCATTTTGCACAATGTAGGGAAGGACATATATTTGTATGGGAGAAAGGAAAAACATCTTATACAACTAAACGTACCGAAATGTTTAGTTATGCAAAATTAGTAGGTGATACCCATGAATGAAATGGTTATTATAAACATTCTACTGGTGATTTACCTTGTGGTTATTTTTAAAATGTCCTATTACTCTTATCGTGAAGCTGCTGCATTAAAACATTTTATGGTTTCTGATGCATATAGAATGCAATTGCAGAAAATTATTAGATCACAAATACGGGATATGGTAATATGTAGTATCCTGTTTGTTTTAAATATTGTCTGTGTGGTGGTCCTATGGTAGAACTTAGCAAAAAGGAATATCGTGAGCTGGCATATGAGTACCTGCATGAGGCAAGTAAAGCAGCATTACGGATTAAATCGTTAAAGCGTAATATCCAACGCATTAAAAACGATATCACGTCATTACGTGCCGTAAACTATGGTAAAGAACGAGTAGACGGCGGCGAACCATCTGGTATTGAAGATGATATTAACCGGCTACTTGATATGGAAATGAGATACAAACGTCAAATCCATGAACTACTTACCAAACGTGATGATGCTTGTCATATGATTGATTCACTAACCAATACAGTTGGATCTATTATCCTCATGCAACAATATATCAATGGTATGTCTGCTAAAGGGGCTTACGCATTTGTTGGATATGGTGAATCGCAAGGAAAAGAATATAAGAATTTGGCTCTTATTGAATTAGGTTATAAACTCCGCCTAAAATCGGCTTAAATCGGCTAATTCCGACCTTTTAAGCCCCCTATATCTATGATATATTGTATGTGGAAGAACATGAGTTCATCTCCTAAGCATTTAGAGTACCAAACGCAAAAAGGCGCATCTTAATTGATGTGCCTTTTTTGTTACAAAAAATTATGACACAAATACACTGCATCAAGCACAAATGCTTGAATAATAAAAATGGAATATGCACGGCCAATGAAATATTTTATGATGGCCTATGTCAATCCTATATTACGCATTCAAGTGCTAGTAGAAATTCATGCGGATTATGTGTAAGAAAAAATGGGAAGATGATTCGCAAGGGCGGTAATACATTAAAGTGAGGTGATGATCCATTGCGAGTAAATAAAAAGAACTGGCTAACTGACCCAGATAATTTATTGCGTGCAGAAGGTTGGGCTCGTGATGGCCTTACTGATGAGCAGATAGCAAAAAATATAGGGATTTCGGTTAAAACCTTGTATAACTGGAAAAAGGATTCCTTACCTTTTTTACAGTCCCTTAAAAGAGGGAAGGAAGTGATTGACCTTGAAGTCGAAAATGCATTGCATAAACGTGCTATCGGTTACGAATATGAAGAAAAAACATACGAGAATGGAAAGCTCGTTAAAGTTGTAAAGAAACAACAGCCCCCAGACGTTACAGCTCAAATATTCTGGTTGAAGAACCGCAATCCTGAAAAATGGAGGGATACTAAAAACATCGATGTCAAAGGTGAGCTTACGGTGTCTGCTATGGATAAATTGAAAGCTGCACGGGAGAAAGCTAATGGAAAAACATGACGAGTTAATAGAGGCATTAGGCGCTCTTACGCATGATCCGTTAGCATTTGTATACTTTGCCTATCCTTGGGGAGAACCGGGAACGCCATTGGAGAATATGGAAGGTCCCGATGAGTGGCAAATACAAATCTTAAAAGACATCGGCGAACAATTAAAGAAGGGAAAGGACTTACAAACCGCTATTCAAGAGGCGGTAGCATCTGGCCATGGTATCGGTAAATCAGCACTGATATCATGGCTTATTCATTTTGCGATATCTACTCATGAGAATACTCGTGGCGTAGTTACTGCCAACACAGAAGGTCAGCTCCGGACTAAAACATGGCCAGAACTTAGCAAATGGCACAATATGTTCATTGCTAAAGATTTGTTTACCTACACGGCCACAGCTATTTTTTGTAGCGATAAAGACTATGAAAAGACATGGCGCATCGACGCCATTCCTTGGAGTAAGAATTCCCCTGAATCATTCGCAGGTCTTCATAACCAAGGTAATCGGATACTCGTTCTATTCGATGAAGCCTCAGCGATTGATGATGTGATTTGGGAAGTAACTGAAGGGGCTCTTACAGATGCTAACACTGAAATTATTTGGTGTGCATTTGGAAACCCTACTCGTAATAGTGGGCGGTTCCGTGAATGTTTTCGGAAGTATAGGAAGTTCTGGAATACATATCAGATTGATAGTCGTACCGTTAAAATATCTAACAAAGCTAAGATAGAAGAATGGTTAGAGGCGTACGGCGAGGATTCTGACTTTTTCAAAGTTCGTGTTCGTGGTGTGTTTCCTTCCGCATCAGATTTGCAGTTTATCTCTACTGAAATTGCTGACAAGGCACAAAAGCAAGTCTATAAGCAGGGACAATTTGATCACTTGCCGGTAATCATTGGTGTGGATCCTGCGTGGACTGGCTCAGACTCTTTAGAAATAGTAATGCGGCAAGGTTACTATATGAAGTCGCTGGCGTCTATTCCTAAGAATGACGATGACTGGCGTATGGCTCAACTCATCGCTCAGTTCGAGGACGAATACAAAGCTGATGCCGTATTTATTGATATGGGGTACGGCACAGGGATATATTCTATCGGTAAGCAATTAGGACGTAAATGGCGGTTAATTGAGTTTGGCGGTAAGAGTAATGACCCTGTGTATCTTAATATGAGGGCTTACATGTGGGGCCAAATGAAAGAATGGCTCTGTGAGGGTGGCTCGATTCCACCGAATGATCAAGGGTTATATGATGATTTAACCGGTCCAGATGCTATCGTTGATAAGAATGGACATATCCAACTTGAAAGTAAGGAAAGCATGAAAAAGCGTGGATTGCCATCACCGAATAAAGGTGATGCATTGGGCTTGACCTTTGCTGCGCGGGTCGTTAAAAAAAGCGAAACAGGCAATAGGATTGTAGCTAATACGAGTTACAATCCTTTTTAATTGTAGAAAGTGAGGGGTAAAGATGTGTATGAAAGGTGCATCTGCTAACTATACACCACCTGCTCCGGCTCCGACTGTTCAAGCGAATATGAGCAATCAGACTGGTGAGGAAATGGCAGAAACTAAACGCAAATTCAAACGTGGCTTTGAATCTACTATTTTAGGACCAACTGGAAGTGGTCAAAAATCAATTTTAGGAGGCTAGCATGGCGGAAATGGAATCTTTACTAGCTAGACAACCTACAGAAGGTGTTAAGCCTGTTAGGCGTGATTATACGAAGTTAAGAAAGAAGTTTTCGCAACTATTTAATGCGCAGCAACGATACGTAAATAAGTGGAAGCAGTTGCGTGACTATCAGTTGCCGTTTATTGGTCAATTTGATGGTGAAGAGGACCAGTCTGAACCTTACAATGGTAAAATACTAAATCCTGTAGCTTGGGAATCCTGCCAGATATTTGCCAGTGGTGTTATGAGTGGCTTAACGCCTCCAAGCCGTAAATGGTTTAAGCTAACCATGGAGAACATCGATGTAGCAGCGAATAGCCAAGTTGCGGAATTATTGGATGAACGAGAGGAAATCTTGTATGCGGTCCTCGCTAAATCGAATTTCTACAGCGTAGTTCACCAAGTTTATATAGAATTGCCTATGGGGCAAGCACCTATGGGGATATTTGCTGATAGTGAATCTGGTGTTCGTTTTACATCATATCCGATAGGAACCTATGCTATCAGCACCAACAGTAAGGAAACTGTAAATATCTTTGGTCGTAAATACAAAATGACAGTAGATCAGATTGTCGAACAGTTTGGGTATGATAACTGCCCAGATAACGTTAAGAATATTTACGACAACGGAAACAGCTTGCAACAGTCATTCATAGTCAATTGGTTGGTTGAGCCTAACAAAGACCGTAAGGACAAGTTAGGGCGTCGCAATATGCCATACTCGTCCATTTATTGGGTTGAAGGTAGCAACAGCGATGAAGTGCTGTATCATGGCGGATTTGAAGAGTGGCCAATTCCTATCGCTCGTCATACGTCGATGGACCTAAATGGTTACGGTAAGGGTGCCGCATGGTTTGCCCAACCAGATTCACAAATGCTACAGAAATTGGAGTTTGATTATCTAACAGCCGTTGAGTTAGGCGTTAAGCCTCCAATGCAAGCACCATCTGATGTTATCAGTACGGTTAACTTGTATCCGGGCGGCATTACAGAAATTGAGGGGCAACATAAGGTTGAACCGATGTTTGCAGTGCAGTCCAATTTACAAGATATTCAAAACAAGATTGCAGTTACAGAGGATTCAATCAAAAGAGCCTATAGTGCGGATTTATTCTTGATGTTAGACCAAATCGACAAGGGCCAGATGACGGCTCGTGAAGTTATGGAACGTACTCAAGAGAAATTGCAACAGTTAGGCCCTGTGGTTGAACGGTTACTATCTGAGTTCTTGAATCCAATTATTGAGCGTGTGTATGCAGTTCTAGATCGTGCCGGTGTGTTTCCACCTGTTGAGGATGAGGAACTTCTAGACCAATTAAATGGCCAAGAGGTGAAGATTGAATATATCTCGCCACTAGCGCAAGCGCAAAAGATGAGTTCATTGGTTAACATTGAACAGTATTTTGCGTTCATTATGTCTTTGGCACAGGCTAATCCTAACATCGTTAACAAGTTCAACTTTGAGGAAGCGGCCAATACATACGGAGTTAATTTGGGCGTACCTGCTAAGATTATTCGTTCCGATGATGAATATCAAGAAATCTTGGCACAGCAAGCACAAGCACAGGCTGAACAGGAACAGCAACAACAACTTATGCAAGCGGCTCAATTGGCACCGGGAATGGCGCAAGCAGCTAAGCAAGCAACAGACGCCGCCAATGATGGCAACCCTGCATTACAGAGTTGGCTAGGAATGGACGGTGTTTAGATGAATACAATTAAAGATTATATGCAAGAGCGAGATATGCAGGCTCTTAACCACGTACTTAGCACAGAGCTAGGTAGGTGGTTTTTTTGTCGGTTAATGGATCGCTCAGGCATATTAAAGCAATCGTTCACTGGTAACAGTGAAACATATTTCAACGAAGGAAAACGCAAGGTGGGGCTGTTATTCCATGGGGACCTAAACAAATTAGGTATCGACGGAGTCAAACAGTACCACCAAGCACAGCTCGAATATATTGGGCAACAAGAATATTTTAATAATTTAGTCGAAAAGGAGACACAAAATGGTTGAAGAAACTATGGGTGCTAACAATAACATGACTGGCAATGAATCGGGCGCAAATCCGGACCTAAACAATCCTACGCCACCTACTGAACCACCTGCTAATCCAAATGGTGAAGGTAATCCATCTGTACTAGGCGGTGATAATACACCACCTACTGAACCAACGGTTTATGACTTCAAAGAGGTATTCCCAGAAGGTACTGAGCTTGATGAAACTGTATCTGCTGACTTTAGTAAGTTACTTAATCAAGTCGGTGCGACACAGGAACAGGCAGTTGAACTAGCCAAGTTTGGCAGTCAGTACGCACAGAATATCTTGACTGCTTATCAAGAACAGCAAGAACAAGCGCTTGTTGAAAAACACCAAGAGGATTATGAAAACGCCAAAAAGGAATTGGGCGGCAAATTCGATGAAACTGTAGCCCTCGCAGGTAAAGGCATCGAAGCACTAACTAAAGCAGTGCCGGAATTACGTCAATTGTTGGTTGATAGTCGCATTGATAACAACATCAACATGATTAAGGTATTTTCTGCTGTTGGTGAAATGGTTCAGGAAGACCCGGGGGTGGGCAATTCTAAAGGCAGCCACGAAATTACAAACGAACAACAATTGGCTGAATCTATTTATGGCGATATGAAGAAATAAGGAGAAATTAAATGGCAATTGGAACATTAAATCCTACTCTACTTGATGTAGCACAACGTGTAAAAGGTGATGGTCATCTCGATAAAATTGTTGAAATGATGAACCAAACAAATGAAATTTTAACTGATATGACAATGCTTGAAGGTAATCTTCAAACTGGTAATATGACTACTATTCGTACTGGTTTACCAAAGGCAACTTGGCGGTTATTCAACAGCGGTGTAAATCAAGACAAATCCAAAACAGCACAAATCACGGATGCCTGCGGTATGCTTGAGGCTTATGCAGTTGTTGACCGTAAATTGGTGGATATTTCTAACAATGCTGCTGAATTCCGCTTACAAGAAGATCGTGCATTCTTGGAATCTATGAACCAAGAAATGGCATCTACTTTATTCTATGGTTCTAAATCTGAACCTGAAAAATTTATTGGGTTAGCACCACGTTACAATGATAAAACTGCTCGCTCCGCTGAAAACCTTCTTGATGCAGGGGGTACCGGTAATCAATTGACTTCTATTTGGCTTTGCGTATGGGGCCCTAATACTATGTATGGGTTCTATCCTAAAGGTGGTAAAGCTGGCTTCACAATGGAAAATGATGGTGTAGTTGATGCACTTGATGGTGAAGGCAAGAAGTATAAAGCATATCAAACTCATTATTCTTGGGATTTGGGTTTAACAGTCCGTGACTGGCGTTATGCTGTTCGTATTGCGAACATTGATGTATCTAAACTTACAAAAGATGCATCTGCAGGCGCTGACCTTATCGACTTGATGATTGATGCGGAAGAAAAAATCCCTAACCTTGGTATGGGTCGTCCAGTTTGGTATATGAACAAGACTGTTCGTGGTTTCTTACGTAAACAACTTAACAAAGGTCACCAATATCAAACTGCAGCAGGTAAAGAACCGGGCAAAATCGTTGTTGATTTCAATGACGTTCCAGTACGTCGTACTGATGCATTAATTATTGGTGAGCAACAAGTTAAATAATAGGGGGTAACCAAGTTATGATGATCGATAAAGAAAATGTATTTTTCTGGAAGAAGGCTATTACAGTTAACACAAACTCTGAAGTAGTAATGAATGGTGAAGGGGGCGACGCTGTTGTCGCTCCTTGGCTTGTCATTCGTATTGATGCAGATGTAACCGGTACAGGTTTATTCAATGTCTATACTTCCGACAAGGAAAATATGGCTGATGCTAGATTATTGACCGGTGTTACGCTTCCTGCTAATGCTAAAGCAGGCGAAGAACGTGTAATGCGTATTCCGACTGGTGCGAAAAAGTTTATTCGAATCAATGCTAATAATATGACTGCAGGTACAATTACCGCATTTCTCACATTTGATACGAATATTGCTCGATAAGGTGGTGTAATTATGTTAGTAACAACTAAACAAAAAATGTATCTAACTATGCATGGCCTTGTTGATAAAGGTGAAACAATTGATATTCCGGAAGATGTAATTAATGATTTCGGAAAAGATTGTTTTGAATTTGTAGGTGAAGTAACGCCTAAAGGTAATGAAACAGAGCCGGGTGACAAGAAACCATCTGATGAAAATACTGGCGACGAAAATCCACCAGATGAAAACACTGGTGATGAAAAGCCTAAGAAAACAAGCAAAAAGAAAACCGATACTACGGAAGAATAAGTGACAATATGAGGGGTGCTTATGCATCCCTCTATTACCATATAGGGGGAAACATGACACCTACGGACATTTGTAATCAAGCACTTGCATTAATTAATGCAGGACTACTTTATTCATATGAAGAAGAAACAGAGCAAGGCCGCCAATGTCGTATGCAATATGACCCAACTAGACAGTTGGTATTGCGACAATTCGAATGGAATTTTGCTCGCAAAAATGAAAGATTGGTATTGTCCGCTCATAAAATTAATGGGTGGAATTATGTATATGCGTATCCGGAACAATGTATTCGGATATTAGGTGTTATTCCACAAGGCGATCGCTTTCATGCGGAATCGCAACCGGAATACAACATATTTAATATTGGAAATAACAAAAAGTGCATAGTGAGCGATGTGCCACTAGCATTCATTGATTATATATATGATGTAACAGATTTGGATGTTTGGGATTCAATATCCTTATATATGTTGCAGTGTAAACTGGCTAGTGCATTAGCTATGCCACTCACTGGCGACAGAGGATTGTTTGACCAAGCGTACAAGTTGTATCAAGCTGCAGTTCAAGAAGCTAAAGGCATGAATGCCAAGGAACGCAAGCAAGATACAGTGTACATATCGAGCTATGTGAAAGCGAGGGATTGGTAATGGGTAATCCTATCTATATCTCACAATTAGCATTTACAACAGGCGAAGTTTCGCCTGATGTATCGAGTCGATTTGACTTAGAGCAATATAAAAGTGCTTTATTAGAGGCAGAGAATGTGGTTATTCGTCCATATGGAGCCGTTGCCAAGAGACAAGGCAGCCAATATGTAGGGCAAGTTAAATATAGCGACAAGCCAACACGATTATTTGAATTTACTACAAACACTAACAATTCCTTCATGCTCGAGTTTGGCGAAAAATATATTCGTGTGTGGAATTATGGTGTTTATACTGGAATTGAAGTTACGACTCCTTTCACTAGCGATATTTTGTTTGACTTAAATTGTAGCCAATCTGGTGATGTAATGTTCATTTGTAGTGGGAAATATCCGATACAGACATTATCACGGTATTCTGACACAGATTGGCGACTTGAAGCTTACAAACTAACTGAACAGCCATATGACACAATCAATACAGACGTTAACTCGACCGTAACAGTAACGGGTGATACGATACGTTCTAGTAAGGATCTATTCAATGCTGATATGGTTGGAATGGTCATGCAACTAGGCTATTTTGTTGCAGCCGTTCACACTAAAAATACTGGGACAGTAGTTGAAAAGAAAGAAAAACGTTCATTTATGGGCGGCTTTAATAAATGGAATGAGTACAACAACATTAATTACAATGTAGAATCCTACTCCACAGACCAAGACTTAGCTTGGAAGTTCACAACACACGGAACATGGACTGGTACCGTTAAACTTCAAATCACGACAAATAATGGGACGACTTGGAAAGATTACCGTACATACTCTTCTAACAATGACTATAACGTAACAGATGCTGGTAAGATTGAACCAAATGCAAAATTGCGCATTCAATCAGACATTAAAAGCGGTGAATGTAATGTTGACCTTTCAATTCTTCCATATACCACATGGGGCATTATCGAATTTAAAGAATTCGTAGATGCTAAAACCATGAAGATTAATATCTTGAATGGTATCGTTGAAAACGAAGCCACCTCTAAATGGAAGATGGGCAGTTGGGGCCGTAGTAATGGATATCCTAAGTTATGTACGTTCTATCAGGACCGCTTTGTAGTGGCCACTACAAATAAGAACCCCAATTATATTTGGATGAGCCGGACTGGTGACTATCCAAACTTTGGCGTTGAAAAAGTAGAGGGTACTATTACAGACGATAGCTCAATTACTTTGCCTGTGATTAATCGCAAAATGTATGAAATCCGTCATCTTGTACCGGCTAATGATCTAATCATTCTTACAAGCGGTAATGAATGGATTGTAAGCGGCGATAAAACGATTACTCCTACCAATTGCAATTTAAAAACACAAACCCAACGAGGGGCCTTATCGTGTGAACCACAGTTCATAGGTAACCGTTGCGTATTTGTACAGGAACGTGGCGGCACTGTTCGTGATATGGGGTATAGCTATGAATCCGATAATTATACAGGGCAAGACCTTACGTTATTTGTTAAGACACGTGTTAGAGGATATTTAACTATCACCAGTGCGTATGCGCAAGATCCAGATAGTATTATCTACTACATCAGAAATGATGGAGAAATTAATTGCTTAACCTATATACCAGAGCAAAAGGTGTACGGATGGTCACATTTTGTTACCAATGGTAAATATCTATACTGTGAATCCGTGTCTGAGGGTGAACAGGATAGCTTGTATACTCTTGTTGAACGCACATTGCAAGGGAAAAAAGTTAAATGTATCGAGCGTATGGTGCCACTGTATTCTGATGATGTGAATGTATTCCTTGATTGCTATGTCGAATTTAAGTCGAGTAATGCAATTGATAGTATTAACATTCCTCATTTGAGTGGTCAAACTGTGCAAGTTGTAATTGATGGTAAGCAACAACCGGATGTAATTGTGCCAGATGATGGCTTATTGCCATTAAACGTCAGTGGTAGCAATATCAAAATCGGGTTACCATTTACCTCTAAAATTCGTATTCCGTCTGTAGAAATGCAAATGCAAGATGGAACATTACAAGGTCGTATTGCTACCGTATCAAGAGTGGTATTGCGAGTTTATAAATCGTTTGGCGGTAAAGTTGGCCGTACATTTGAACGGATGGATGATATTACATTACCACCGAATGAATTATTCACAGGTGATAAACCTGTAATTCTACCTAAAATGGGAACAAATTATTCAACTGATACATCGATATGCATTCAGCATAGTGATCCATTCCCATTTAATTTATTATCAATAACTCGCATAGTTGAAATTGGGGGAGGATTAAAGGATGTTCCGGGATTATAAAATTGATGAAATTGAGCCTACACGGAGAGATAAATTAATTCATGACCTAGAAGTCAACCTAAGGGCGATAGATACCATAGAAGTCCAAGAGGTGAATCGTTTATACCCCTTCAAGGATTTCTGTTCCGAGATTTGTAAATCTGATTATGATAGCCATGTCGTTGTTGAAGACGATGTGGCTATTTGCGTATATGGGATTGCAAAAGAACCGGTTAACGGAATGTATGGGATATATTTTCTTGGTAACAAGGTATTAGAAAACGATATGCGGTGGCAGATGCGCTTTATCAAGTTAAGCAATCAAGTTATCGCTGAATGGTTAGAAACTCGTGAATGGCTATTCAATTATGTTCATACTACAAACATTAAAACAAAACGATGGCTCGAATCGATTGGGGCCGTGATTCATCCAACTGTAAAAGTTGGTGATTTAGAATTATTTACTCTCAAGAAGGAGGATTTCATATGTGCTTACCCGCAGCGGCAATCTTAACCGCAGTTAGTACGGGCGTCGGATTGATTGCTCAGAACCAACAAGCTAAAGCACAATCTGCTATGTATAACGCACAGGCGCAAGCGGCAGAAGCTAATAAGCGAATATCTGATAGGAAGCAAGAACAAATTGCCATGCAACAATTACAAGAGCGGGACAAAATGGATAATCGTATGCGTCTTGTAGCCGGAACGAATGCCGCCGAGGCTGGGGCGGGCGGATTGCAAATGGCAGGGTCTCCATTACAGTTAATGGCTAGTAGTTATGATGAATACAATAAAGATGTATATAACTGGGAACAAAACAAGAATAATGCTATTTATAACGAATATCTGAACGGCATGAACTATCAGAATGAGGCTAACGCCGCACGTGCTTCTGCTAAAAATGCACGACGTCAAGGTAATTTGGCAATGGTAGGTAGTATTCTTGGTGCTGCATCATCTATGTATAGTCTTAAACAGCAGTATGCAGGTTCAAAGATGAAGACCACATATGGTGGTGACCCTGTAGGATATACAGATAGGGGTCCGGTAGTGACTGTTAAACGTGATTACAAAATGAGGTAGGATATGAAATTTGTTAATTATGATCCAACCCAAAAATTAAATACAATTCAAGGCGGTACACAAGCTGCCGGAAATGAAATGGCATATGGTGGTAATCAGCAAGGATTATCAAGCCTTGGTAAAGCGATTGGCGATTTAGGCTCAACTATGCTACAAATCCAAAAGCAAAAAGAATTGGTAGACGTAGTGAATGCAGCTAATGAATATACAGAAGCCATGAATCAAGCTATGTATGACCCTGACAATGGTCTTATGAACCGTAAAGGAGAAAATGCATTAAATATTCCTACTGATTACAGCGAGATTGAATCTGTTAAACGAAATGGAATTCTTAGAAAATATCATTTTAAAATGACAGATTCGATTAATGCATTTAACAAAATTGTTGATAACGACAGAATAAATACAATTAATACAATTAATCGATATGTTCGTGGTCAATATGAGGATAGTGCCATGAAGGCGTTGAATATGAGCATTCAAAACATCGCTAATAACGGCGTTGTAAACAGCAATCCTGATTCATTTGGACAAACTATGCAACAAATAAGCGGTAGCGTTCATGCTCAACTTGCTAATCTTGGATATGACGATAATACGATTAATCTTCAAGTTAAAAAGGCGCAGCAAGATACTGCAGTTACCATGATTGAAAAGAAAATCTCTGATGATGATTTAGACGGTGCAAATAAGATGATTAACGCCGTCGCCGAATCCGGATTGATTGACGAAAAGGAAATCATGGGATATCGACAAAAAGTACGAAAAGCAAGTATGGTATTGGCAACCGGCAACGAAAAGACGATTCGTGATGTTATTGGTGAATTTGACCCGTATGATCCAGACCTTTTGAATAAAGTTACCAATAAATTGTTCGAAAGTGGATTTGGTAAAGTTGCGGGCAGTACTGGTGAGGCGACTGTCGAAAATTTAAAAGCGGCTGTAATGGGACAGGAAAGCGGCGGTGATGCTAGCGCTGTTAATGGTCGGACAGGTGCTTATGGTTTATTCCAAATTTTACCAAGTAATTGGCCTGAATGGAGCGAACAAGCAGGCATACCGGGTGCCGATATGTCTGACCCGGAAGCACAAAAGAAAGTTGCCGCATTCAAATTAGGTGAGTATGCACAAAAATATGGTGTTGAAGGGGCCTTTGCTGCATGGTATGCAGGACCTGTGAACGGGCAACGTTGGAAAGATGGCGCACCGGATGCCATCGATAGTGATGGTAATCATTATTCATGGGATGCACCACAAGGAAATGGTGATGAGCCCAGTGTTCGCCAATATATACAAGAAGTTAAATCACGTCTATTTAATGGGCAGGCCCAAGCAGAAACTCCCGCGCAGGCTCAACAACGTAAAGAAATGATTCAACGTAATGTAGCTACTCAATTGCAACAAATTGCACATAGCCGTGCTGTGGCCTTGGAAAACCAAAAAGCCGAGGTAGAACAAATGGTTGCTGCTGATGCTAAAAACGGCGGAACCGATATAACGGCGTTAAAGATTCGACAAGATTATGCTGCTACTCATCCTGAATATGCAAGAGCTATGCAAGGTCAATTGAATCAAGCGCAAATAGCAGTTAATAAAGCGGCAGCAAAAGCATCACAGGCTAAAGAGGTAAATGTACTAGGCGTGAAAACAGCTATTGCTAACGGTCAATTTAAAAGCATTGATGACCTAAATGATTTTATCGGTCAAATGGGCGTATATTTTAATCCTCAACAATTATCGCAAATTAATAAGGAATTTGATGAGTACGCTAATGGTACCGGCAAATACTCTCCTAATATGAAAGGTATGAAAAGTAGCATAGAAAGCCTAGCCGGTAGGAAGATTGATGGTGTTGAATGGCAAGGAGTATCTGCTGCTGTATATCCAAAGGTTCAGGAGTTTAGAGAAAAGAACGGATACGATCCGTCACCGGCTCAAATGGCACAATGGGGCGCAGAGGAAGTAGCACAACAGGCAATTGCATCCACTAAAACAGGTGAGTTCTGGGGTGCGGGGAAAATGGCAAATTTCTTTGGCGGTAAAGGTTCTGCTGTTAAATATACAAATGCTCAATTGGCTGCTAACGGTATGTATGGACTATACAATACTACAGGCGATGATGGACAACCTTATTATGTTTATAAAGATAGTAGCGGAGATACACATACAATTACACCGGAAGAATTGGCAGAAAGGTTAGGTCAATAATGGGTAACTATAAAATTACACCTGAACAAGCGACGAATGGTACTTTTGGCATTCAGTCTAATGCACATACGCCATTTGAAGGTGCTGTGCAACAAGAAACCACGGACAATTCGTATGGTAAAGCCATAAGTAATGCCGCCAGTGGATTTAATAATTGGTTACATAAGGATCCGTCACAAGCTACAGTAGATACTAATAGCTTAAATGCATTGGCACAAACAGACGTAACGCCTGAGCAAAGTGAAAACTTTGTAAATAAAGCTAGCGAAATATTACAACCGGCCATGCATCGTGCCGAACAAATCTATCTATGGAATAAAGAAGATTGGAGCCGGTCCGCTATTGATAGTGGTGAAAAGTTAGGTATAAATCCGGATTTAATTATGGCAAGTGGCCAAGAAGGTATCAGACGTGCTGAATTGGCCGCTGCACAAATGGATAGAGGAAAAACAATTCAAGAGATCCGTAATATGTATCCGGAACTTAATACCATAAATTATAAAAGTTCTGCTGAAGCAATTACTGCATTACGTAATCTTGAATCCATTAATAATACTCACGGCGTATTTGATGCGGTGCAACAGAATGTTTGGTCTATGAATGACCAAATCTTACGCGCCCAAGCCGGATATAAATTATCTCAGGAAAATGATCCTAATAAAATTGCTGAATTAACAGCAGAAATTAATCGGTTAGATGAAAATTTATCTAAATATAGACAGTCTGATGGCAACAGTATTTTAGAAGCTGTTATTGGAGAAACTGCAGCGCAAGGGTATATGATGGCTGTACATGCTATCAAAGGTTCAAATCGTGCTGCAGAAGGTATGGCATTAGGTGCAGCTGCTGGTGCTGCTGCTACTGCGCCAGTTGGTGGTGAGGGTGCTATTCCGGGTGCATTAGTTGGTTTGAAGACTGGCATACAAGTAGGTATGGCAGAACAAATGTATCAAATGTCATTCGGAAGCAAGTACCTAGAACTTATCAACAAGAAAGATGTGAATGGTAATCGAGTATATTCCAATGAAGAAGCAAAAGAGTATGCTATGTCGTTCGCCGCAGTTGATGCGGGTATTGAATTTGTGGCCACTCGTGCTATTGGTAAAGCGGCATCTAAAATCGCTCCTAAGTCCGCACTTGCTAATGCAGTTTCAAGAGGGACTAGCAATGCTGCTGAAACATTCAATCGTGGTATTGGTGTTACTGCTGCACAGGTGGCAAAGAGTTCTATTAAGGCGGGCGCTCCAGAGTTATTTGAAGAAGGGTTACAAGACGTCAACGAAAAATTACAGCATAACCTATGGCGCAAATCGAATGATCAAGAGGGTCCATATTCTGTAGGTGATATGTTTGTTGGTGCCGGCGAAGCTATGTGGCAAGCACTACCTGCCGTTGTTGGTTTTGGTGTAATTGGTGGTGGCATTAGCGGTGTTCGTACCATGAAGGCTTTTAAAGACTTTCAAAAGTTATCACCAGAAGAACAACATATGGTGGTGATGGAAGAACAAAACCGTAACGGTCATGTTATCATGCAGAATTTAAAGAATGATGCTGCAGTTAATAATTTGGCAAAAGAAAACCCTGAACTCTACGGTAAAATCGTACAAGCTCAGGGCGATAATATAGGTGTGTCTACTGCATATGTAAATGTTAATGAAATGGCTGAAACTGCAGAAGGTCAAGCGGCTATCCGTAATATGGTAGATGCAGGACTTACTACTCAAGAGGAAGTATCCAAGGCAATTACCGCCGATGCTCCAATCGAAATACCTATCGGGTCCTATGCTCAATTAAGCGGTGGCTTATCGGAAGAAACAGTTAAAGCGTTGGAAGAATCCTCTTACTTTACACGTGGTGGTCTTTCTATGAAAACACTTGAACGTGCCAAAGAAGAAGTCCATGCTATGAAAGACCTTGTTAAGGATGATACTGAAAAACGTGCAGAGCGTGTTAAGAATGATATTATTCGTTCCTACTTTGATGAAACATCCGATGTAGATAAAGAAATGCTTGATATAGTTCTTGCGGATCCGACACACATTAAACAAACATTTAACAATGTGTACAAGGAATTAACCGAGCAATACCGAGAACAATATACAAGTGATTTTGATGCTATGGATGCAGATTTAGAAACCGCACGTACTAGCGGTGTAACCCCTACATGGTTAGGTGAAAATAAACCACCACGTTCTAATGCAGAACGTAGACGAATGGCGTATCAATCTAGTTTGGCTCGTACGCAAGGTGCATTAGCAGATAATCCAGAAGCACTTAATCAAGCGGGTGCCCATTATGCTGATATGGAACATACACTTAAACAGATTGAGTCGATAGAATTTATGCGAGATAAGCTATTTGAATTGGCAGATAATGACATCGCATTACGTATGCAATTATCTAAATCTGGTTATGAAGTGTATCAATCACTTAAATCCATAATGAGTGATGAAACTGTAGACCGTAAACAACGTGATACGGCGGAAGCTAATGCATTGCTTATGGCACAACATGCTGATATTATGGCTGATATCATGCGACGTGCAGGGCGTGGTAACTATACAGCCATGGATTATTTCAATACTGTTCGTGTACAAATGAACGGGGGCGCATATAACAATGGGTATGCACAACCATTACAAATGCAGCAAAAAATAGAAACAGCTATAAAGAATTGGGGGCAAGTTGTTGAGAATCAATTGAGCGGAAAACAAATTAATCGAACTGTTCAAATAATGGATTCTCCACTCGTATTACAAATGTTAGGATTTGACGGCGATGTCATGATTGATCCGAGCATAATTCATAAAGTAATTACTGGGAAACACGCTAATCAAATATCAATTGATGACATTAAATTATTACCTAAAAAAATAGCAAATCCAGTTGCTGTATTTAAGAATTATAATGGTCGTTCACAAAAAGCAGTTCCTGATGAAGCAATCCTTGTATTAGATATGTATGCTAAAAACGGTAATCCAAATATAAATGCAAGCGGTGAGAACATCCAAGTTGTCGTTACATTTACTAAAACTGCTAATGGAACAAATATAAATAAAATTAAAACCATTACTCCAAGACGTAATATTAATTGGTATAATCAACAAATCGCAAATGGCAATTTGTTATATGCGAATACAAAAAAAATAAACCGTCTAGTAACGGGTAGCAGGCAACAAATGGCCCAACCGGTTACTAAACAGTTTATTGTTAACAATAGTATACCAAACGAAAATGATTTAGACAAGCTCAGAAAACAACATAATTATCAATACTATCAAGCTGCATGGCATGGTTCACCACATAATTTTGATGAGTTTGATTTAGGTGCTATTGGTACTGGTGAGGGCAATCAAGCACATGGTTGGGGATTGTATTTTGCTAAAGATAAGAAGATAGCAGAAAATTATAGGGATATATTAGGTGCAAATAGCATAGAGATTGTTACAGAGAAAACAAAGTATAAAATAAATGAAGATGCAGAATGGTATGATGAGAAAACAGGAAATGTTATAAACGATGAAAACCCTTTGTCTATGGCTCTTACTGAAATTGCGGAAGTAGGGAGTAACGATAAGGCAATTAAAAGTTTACATAAATTTATAGACTCAAAGAAAGGGAAAAATACTCAATTTGTTATATCACAAACCAAAAGAGCTGTAGAAGCAATTAAGTTATTAAAAGAAAGTAAATTTACTAAACAAGAATGGAAGTCCATTTTTAAAGTAGAAATACCAAATGAAACAGAGTTATTACCAGAGCAATATCCTATTTCTGGATATAGTCGATATGTAAGAGATAGCTTGAAAAACGGATTACATAAAATGTCAGAAAAACAACTGGAACGTTTTACAAGTCTATTAATTAAATATCACAAAGGGTCTATTATTGATGATGAATGGACAAATAAATACACACACTTTATGGATGTAGGGTACATAATATCTGAACTACATAACAAAAATAAAACAATAAATGACATCAATAAAATTCAAAAAAGAAATATTGATAGATTTTTGAAGTCAGTAGGTATAGATGAAAATATTGATACCATAGCTGGTAATGAAGATTTATTGGAAGCTGTGTATAAAAAGTTTAGATATGATCTATATTCACAATATGAGAAAGAAAAACAGTTAGAACGAGAACGTGAAGAAAAAGCTATCTCGAATGTTAAGACTGATGTATATGGTGCATTAGAGAAAACAAATATTGATGGTAAACAGCTGTATTCATTCTTATCTCATGCACTTGGTAATGATGAACATTTTAATCTTCATAATGTGAAAAATGCTAAAAAGGCTAGTGAATTTTTAAATAGTATCGGTATAAAAGGCATATACTACGATGGCGAACAAGACGGACGATGTTATGTAGTATTCGATGATAAAGCAATACAAGTCATAGAAAAATACAATCAATCTATCAACGGTATGACGACAATTAATAGTCCTACCGACCGCCTTATTCAAATCTTCAAAACGGCTGACCGGTCAACATTCTTACATGAAATGGGACACGTATTTTTTGACGACATTAAGAACCTTGCTGAAATGGAAAATGCTCCAGAGCAACTTGTAACGGATTGGAACAAGTTGAAAGAGTGGTCTGAATGGGATGATATAAAAGGTGCTGACAATACAAAAGCACATGAAAAATTTGCTCGTGGATGGGAAGCATATTTACGTGAAGGTAAGGCACCGACTAAAGGATTGCAACGTGTATTCCGAATGTTCTCGAAGTGGTTAACCCGTATCTATCGTGCGGTGACACGACTAGGCGGATTGCCACCAAAGGAAATCCAAGACATTATGGCACGTATGATCGCTACCCAAGAAGATATAGATGCCTACACAAAAGAACAGGCACTTGAACAATTTGAATCTAGCAAGCTATTCAAACAGCTCGATGAAGCTGAGCAAGCAAAGGTTCAAGGCTATATTGCCGACGTCGGGGAAATGGCAAAAGAGCGTGTAATGAAGCGGTATATGAAAGAATTGGAAAGTCGTCCAATTAAAGAATGGAACGATGAAAAAGATTCTATTCAAGCCGATATTGAAAAGCGGTTAATGGAGTCATACCCAATTTATAAAGACCATCAACGCTATAATGCATTTGGTAAAGATGCATTAACTAATACTCGATACGGCACACTTAAAGAATTAGAAGCTGCTGAACGTGAACAAACCGGATTTACATTTAATGAAGCTGTTAATCAAGCTATGGAATCTGCTGAACAGACATTCATTGAAGATAACCATATTGGTAAATCTAACATAGAAATTGCCGAAGAGTGGTTATTATCTTCAGACGGTCAAATGAAATTGACTGAAGAGGAAGCTAAAATCATTAAGTCACAAACCAATCGTGACCTTGCTAAAAACTGGGAATTGCTCGATAAGTTAAATCGACTTGACCCTAATTCAGAAACAATCGAATCTGATTTAGAAATAATCGAAAAAGAGTTAACAAAAGAGCAAAAACTTCGTAAAGAAAAAGTAAAGGTTGATAAAGAGCTTGGATCTGTTTCTAAAGAGTTGGATAAAGCTAATGATGAAATTGAGCGACTAAAAGAACAACAAAAAGAATTACAGGAACAAGCAAGTAAAAATCAAGCTGAACTTAAAGATGAGAAGAATGAGTTAAGTAAACGTCTGACAATTGTTACAAATCGACTTGATAGAATAATCGAACAAAAAGAGCGATTAGAAGAGCGCATGTTAATAAGATTAGACAATCAGTCATTAAGCTCACAAGAACGTATAGAACAATTAAAAGACTTACTACAAGAACGTATTAATAATGTACGTGCTATTCGTGATAGTGGCGTAGGTGTGATAAGTGATTATATGAACCGTGCTAGACAGGAATTAGGCGATTTGACCTTATCCCAAGCTAGTCAGTATAAGAAATACCAAAACCAAGCCATTCGTGAAGGTAAGCGTGCTGATAGGGCATTGGCAGTCAATAAACTGGAAGAGGCGCTACAAGCTAAACAGTTACAACTTCTAAATCAAGCGAGGGCTCGTGTTGCGTTTGATAATGCACTCCGTATTAAGAAGTTACGAACCAAACTACTTGATAATCTCAACAGAATGACACGGCCTAAAAATCCTATCGCTATTGAACCTAATATGAGATACTTTTATGCTCACATGGCATATCAAATGGGGTTAACTAAGTATGATGGACTTGAACCAGTAGATGGCTTTAATATGAATGCCGTTATTAATGCATTGGATCCTGATGCGGATATTCTAGGTGACCAAAGCATTACATTCCTTGACCCATGGATTGTTCAATTGTTCTATGGCAAAACACCTATGTCATTTAAAAATCTTACAATGAGTCAGTTGAACACACTGGAAGAATTAATGACAGGTATGTATAAGAATGGCCGCAATGCTTATGAAGGCTCGACTATCCTTAATGATAAAGGTGAATCGATTACATTTGATGATGCAGTAGATGGCATATTAACGGAAGCAATCGATACATTTGGCAAAGTTAATGGAAACGTATTTAATGCACAAAACAATCAAACTGGTTTGGAAGCCGTTGCAGGACTTATTAATAAAGGCAATTTATCCTTACTCAAGGTTGAAACATTCTTACGCCGATTAGGGCCTAATGCGGTGAAATACATTTATGATCCAATCAATAGAGCAACGCAAGCGTTCAATGAACGCAAGGAAGTATCCATGCGCCGATTTGCCAAAGATGTATCCTCTGTATATGGCAAACGTGAATTATTCAATATTCGAAATAAGCATATGTACGATGTTGGGGAATTGCGGAATCTAACTAAGGAACAGGTCATTGCATTGGCATTGAATTGGGGTACAGAACGTAACCGACAACGGGCAATGGAGACAGCCAAGGTAACTGAAGTTGAAATGGAAAAAGCCTTTCAAGAAATCCTCACCGATAAAGACTGGGAGTTCATTATCAGAACATGGGATCACATCAATTCATTCTATGAAGAACGCAGCAAAGTCCAAGAGGAACTTTATGGAAACCCATTGAAGAAAGAAGAAGGTATCACATTTAATATTGGTGGTAGAACTATCGTTGGCCAGTATTATCCAATTGTGTATAATCCGGAAGTTAATGCAAGTATATCTGACAAAGAAGTGGAAGACATCGCCAAGACTATGGTTAGCAGTAATGCTATATTGGGAACTGGCATGAGCGCTACTAAAAGCCGTTTAGATGTAGTTAAGGATAAATCTTTATTGCTCGATTTTGACGTTATTCCTAAAACTATTACCGAATCAATCAATCATATAACTATGCGTAAAGCCGTGACTGATGTGAATCGGTTAGTAGCCAATAGAGAGTTTCAAAACTATATTGTTGAAAAATTTGGAATGAATTCCTATCAATTCTTGCGGACTTGGGTTCGTGATAATTGGAAGGATGAAGCGGCTAAGATGGATGATGTTGGTAAAATCTTAATGTTCCTTAAACATAATGCAACAATAGCTATTATGTCTGGACGTGCATCCGTTGCAATTCAAAACGCCTTAAACATTCCTGTTGCTGTATATCGTATTGGTGCGGGTAATGTACTTCGAGCTATTAATCATGCAGGGGTAGGGTTCTATGGACATGGTACAGAAACCTACAATAATACCCGTGATTTTGTTATGGAGCAATCCATATTCATGAGGGAACGTATTCAAACATTGGATAAAGACCTCAAGAAAGGATTAACTATCCAAGGAAAGGGGCTCCGGATTAATGATAAGAATATCGGCGGGTACAAGTTTGAAAAAGGCGCTGAAATCCGTGACGAAATTAATAATATGGGATTCCGGTTGCTCACAGAAACAGACTTTGCATTATCCATACCAGTATGGAAATTTGCTTATGATCAAAAGGTTGCCGAACTTCAATCCAAAGAAGGATTAAGCACTGAGTGGATTAATCAACAAGCGATTGAATCAGGCGACAAAGCTGTTAGGGATATATTCGGAAGTGGCGATACTAAAGACGCCGCAGCTATTCAACGTTCACGAAATCAATGGGTTCAATTATTCGTTCCCTTCTACTCATACGCCAACACTTTATACAATATCATCGCTGAATCGTGGTATATCGGCAAAGATAAAGGGGATTGGATGCCTTTTGCAAGAGTGTTATGGTGGGGGATTATATCACAAGCAATTGGTATGGTGGTTTATAAAGCACTAACAAATGGTGACGATGATGATCCAGAATCTATCGCCAAGTCTTTTGCCGAAGAATTTGTACAACAAGGAACCATGGGGATTCCATTAGTAAGAGATATAGCTACTATGGGTATGAAATTTATTTTAGGAGAACGTCCATACAATAAAGGTAATACCGTAATGGGATTAAGTATCTTTGAGAAATTATGGGATACAGGACAAGCTATTTCTAGTGACAATAAGGATTTTGTAGATGTAGGTCGTTCGCTAAGCCAAGTTTCAAACCGTGTAACTGGGTTTAGTGATACCGTAACTGATGCTTTCTGGACATTGTTGCGTGTAGGGCTAACTGATACGGATGCCAAGATTGAAGATGTATTTATGTCGATTTTGTTAGACAAGCGTTTAAAGACTAAAAAAGAAAAGAAGAAGAAACAATAAAAATAAGGACTACCTAGTTTTAGGTAGTCCTCTTTATATGCAAGAAAGGCGGGATATTGTGATTCCACAAGTCAACAATCCAACAGTTCAATACCAATGCGACGGGGTGAATAAGACTTTTATTTGGCCATATGACTTTAATGATATTAAAGACGTATCAATCATCCTAATTGATGGTGATGGTAAACAATTTAAGCAATCAGGAAATATTGCATATGACGCACAAAATAAAACGCTGACATATCCAAGTGTAGGTGATCCGTTGCCGGCTGATTACAAAGTCATATTGATTAGACAAACCCCAATTTCTCAGACCACAGAACTTGCCAATAAATGGCCGTACAACCACATTGAAAATATGAGCGATAAAGTTATTTTGATTCTACAAGAATTAAAAGAACAATTAGACCGTACGTTGCAAATTCGTGTAGGTGCCGATGAAGATCCAAATCAAGTTGCACGTGATATAGTCGATAATTCCATTGAGGCGGCTAAAAAAGCAATTGCAGCTGCATTAACTGCAGAGACTAAGGCAAATGAAGTGCAAGATAATGCAACAAAGCTAACAGCTATTAACGACAATATTAATGCATTATCTCAAACAGTGGATGATAAATTAGCGACTGCAAATACAGCTCTTATCCAAAGTGCTGATACATTTGAGAAAACCCAAGTACTTGCAGATAATACGAAGGCATATGCTGCGCAGGCAGAATCGAATAAGAAACAAATTAATGATTTAATATCTAAAGCAGACACGATTAAATCAGACATCGATAATAAACAAATCGCAAGTACAGGTAATGCTAAAAAAGCAGAAGATGCGGCCAAACGTGCTGAAATAGCAGCATCGAAAGCCGAGGAAATAGCAGTGCCGGGTGGCAAAGGTATTGTAACTAAAACAGAAGCTGATGCTAAATACATTGGAAAAGAATCACTAAATGGTATCGTATCTGTAAAAGACTTTGGTGCAGTTGGTGATGGTGTAGCGGATGATACGGCAGCATTTAAACGAGCTAATGATAATCTAAAGAATAAAATCTTATTAGTGCCAAATGGGCAATATAAACTGACTGAACACTTAACTTTTAATACAGTAGGTTCTGTCATGGATATGGGCGTATATACCAACATCAAGCCATATTATCCAACAGAAACACCGATGCTAAAAGGTGCATCCAATATAGCATTTGTAAAAAATATTACGTATGATGCGGAAGTAAATCAGTGCCAAGGGTTTACTTACAATTCTAAAAAGAATGTATTTGTATTGGCTTGTATCAATGGTGAAGGTACTAATCAAATTCTTTATGAACTCAATCCTGACACTTTTGAAAAAGTAGGTACCTATAAATTTACGGATTCTGAGCGTCTAGGGCATTGTAATACCATGACGTACAATCGCTTTACCAATAAGATTTACATCGCAAATGGGCTAAAAAACGGAAATAATATAACTGTTATTAATGCAGATACTATGGCAATCGAAAACACTGTCACATTGCAAGAAAAAGTATTCAACATTGATTATGATCCAATTACAAGGACTTATGTTTCCATTGTCCCTATCGCAGGCAATCAACGAGTTCGGACAATCAATCTATACAATGATGACTTCAAAAAGCTCAAAACGTACCAAGTAGATTATATCTATCCTGATATGAACAACAATGGGGCCTTTATGTTAAACGGTGCCATTATGTCAGCAACGCTAGGTAGTCTTGTTGAATGCACACCATTCGGTACCGTTAAACAAATTATTGAAATTAACCGTGAAACAGAAATAGAAGACATCGCTTACTACAATGGCAAGTTCTATTTTGCTGTGCTTACTCAAAAGCCAAACAAACGTCACCAAGTAGATATTTATGTAGGTGACCCAAATTACGACTTTGAAAATTCAATCAATATGCAACGGTTGAAAAATCTTGATTATTTAGGCCTTGGTGGCGGCAAGATGAAGGGCCCTATTATCATGCCCAATAATACATCTGTGCAAGTAACAGATACAAACGGCGCAGCACATCATGCGGTTAAGATGTCTACTGGCAATAGTATGGAATTTGGCATGAGTGATAACCGTACCGTATTTCTCGGCACATCGTTAGGCTACTACGACAAGAACAAAAACAAAACTTTTAAAGTATTAACTGAGGACGATGTATCCGGTACCAATACTGGCGGACTAATGTTAAAAGAAGATGCCGAAAAAACGTATGTAAAGAAAAGCGGGGATACCATAAATGGTAATTTAGTTGTAGATATTATTAGTGGACCTAAATACAACCCTGACGATTTTGTAAAATCTCCATCAAAATTTACTGGACTAAAAGTTGGTGAGGCTAACGAGGTTATGATTGGTGGGAGAAAATGTTGGGGCACATGTATTTCTATTCCTTGGAGTAATTCTAATGATAATCGTGTATTAGGGTGTCAACTATATTTCGCAAATTCAAACGACATGTATATACGGTTTGATAATAATTCATCTGAATTTCCGTTAGAATGGCGCCGAGTTGCTACATTCAAATTAAATGGACATTTATTATTTGCAAACGGTGCAGAATTGTGGGTGGAATAATGGCAGTTATCAAAACCAAGACACCTAATGGGCAAATACAAACATACAATTTAACAGATAATTCTAAGGACACGGGTGGTAATTACATCCGTGTCCGTTTTAATGACCAAGATTTTTATGCAAGGGTTTCAGTGAATGTAACGCCATTAAATGTTGTTAAGTCAAATGGAGATAGAGGGTATGTGCAATATGACCCTATAGGATTCAATACATGGAAGTGGGAAGCATGGCATGTAGAAAAGTTTAATCGATGGTATGTGTACTTACCAAAAGGTAAATATAGAGTAACAATTACTGCAATGACAGAAAAAGCTTATGAATTAACGATTCCTACATCTAAAGATATTGAAATCACAATTACAACATATAGGAACAATAATAATGATGATTTCATTAGGTTTAATATTGACAATCAAATTTCTAGGAAAGAATTCATTGATAAGGGGATTAAGCGTTTAGTAATTGAAAGGACAGGGAACGTATGATTGAAATTTTCGCTCCGCCACCATCTATTATGGTGGGATTAAATGAACATGAACTTGTACAAATATCATTAGCTATATTTTGTACTTTGATATTGGTATTTGTTGATACGATATTGCGCATCTTGGTTGAGGTGCGCAATTTTAATATCGCAACGAATAGACCCTGTACAATTACCAATACCCTATTGGCCATACTTTGGCGTGGATGGGGATATGTTGAAATCAATGGCAAGAAACATAGGTTCCTAGTCAGTAATAAGTTGAGAGCCGATATGACAAAGAAACTTGTCAAATCCTATCCATGGTTATTTGTATTGTCGTTTATCTTACTTACATTGCCGGATGTGGAATTTATTTTCTTAGGCCGGCTCGATACGTTTTTAAGCACAGGGATGTACCTTATCCCAATTGTAATTGAGTTAGCATCCTGTGTTGAAAATATGATTGAACTGGAGTTGGTGGAATCGAGGTGGTTTAAACGTGCGATCGGATTAATTAAACAGGCAATAGCATTCATTAAATCTGTAAAAGAGGCGATTAAATGATTGAAAAAATTAGTATTCGTGAGGTGTTAACAATCCTCATCTTAGGGGCGGTCAATATAATGGCCGTCCTTTATGGTTATAACGAATTGGCCATGAGCATTTCCTCCGGACTCGTTGGCTATTTAGGAGGACGTGAATCAAATAGGAAGGAGCAAAACAAATGGAACTAGGAAAATTAAGTGCGGCATATGAAAGTAATGGCGACCCGGCTATTGTATCAACTGGTGAGGGTGATTTGGGCGGTGTATCATATGGGGCTTACCAATTAGCAAGTAATTGTGGAAGCGTGGATGCATTCCTTGGTTGGGGATTACGACAAGAAGAAGGGTTTTACAAAGATTATGCACGAGCCCTTCAAAGTGCAGGCCCTATCAATTCAGATGAATTCATTAGTAAATGGCAAGAACTAGGAACTGTGGACCCTAATGGATTTATGGCAATGCAACACGATTACATTAAATATGCTTATTATGATGTGGCATGTAGCGAATTATCCAATCAATTATTTGATGTTAATATCCATAGTCGAGCATTACGTGACGTTGTATTCTCCGCTGCTGTTCAATATGGTCCCGGTGAAGTTGTTAATTTATTCAAGGAAGCCATGCAATATGTTCCGAGTTGGGAGCCTGATTGGAACTTATCTTATGTGAATGACATTAAATTTGACTGGGATTTAATCAATGGGGTATATGAACAGCGCAAATTGCATCCATGGAACTATGATGGTAATCCAGATTGGTTACGTGAAAATCTTGTTGAACGGTTCGATGCAGAAAAAGCACAAGCGTTAGAAATGTTTTCACAAGAAATGCAAGAAAGGGGCCTATAATGAGACTTTGGACTTTTAAGGTATTGTTTTGCCTAAAACGACATAAAATCCTCATAAGGGGGCTAATTTTAATTATTTTAGCTATTGTAGGGGTGTCTATATATAATTCATATCAAGTTAAAAAGCCTGTGTTATTAAAACAGGAACAAGTAAAGGATCCTGTCAAATTAGCCAATGCTATTCACGTTACCAAAGATGAGGCTAAGCAAGTTGTTTCCAAGATGGAAACTGCTCAACCTGTAGCTACATATTATGTGCAGGCTCCTACCGTAGAACAGGCGGCCAAACAAACGCAAAAGACTATTAAACGTGAAGACCCGTCATTACCTAAAGTAGCAACAGAAAAGTCAGATAGGACTGCTGTTGTTGCTAATACAGACAAACAAAAGGTGGACGTTTATAAAATCAATTTAGATAAACCGCACAGTATAGTGGCTGGTGTAACTGTAATGACAAATGGCGAAGTATATGAAACAGTAGGTTATGAGGATAAACGCTTTGAAGGACTGGCACATTTTAAAGGTTCAGAATTAAAAGGTGAGATCGGAAGAGCACACGTC